ATCAGTCAGTATATTCCAGTTATGAATAAGCTTATAAACAAATATTTAGCTGCATTCGACCTCTTCGTTGACTTCCAACTTGATGAGAACTTCAATGAGATTATCAAATCTCGTTTCAGAGATAAGTTCTCNTATGCTTCTTTTTCAGAAGGTGAGAAACTACGTATTACACTTGCGATCATGCTAACATGGCGATCAGTTGCTAAATTACGTAACTCAGTATCTACAAATCTTCTTATACTTGATGAAACTCTAGATGGTGCACTTGATAGTGTAGGTATCGAAAGTTTAATTGAAACTCTGCACAGCTTGAATGCTGATGACAATGTATTCGTTATCTCACATAGAGGTGACCAATTCGCAGAGAAATTTGACACTAGTATCACGTTCCAAAAGGTGAAAAACTTTAGTGAGATTGCTGCATAAAGTAGTTGACAAATCTCTCAGAACGTGTTATAATAGTCCCTTACAATATGGAATAATATGAGTATGACTTCATTCTACACTTCAGTCGAGCGTTACGGCAATAATATCTTGCATCGTGGTTACGAAAACGGTAAACGTTTTTCATATCGCGTTCCTTATAAGCCAACTCTCTACTTACATACACCAAAATCCGGTGACGAGGGATATACTTCTCTTAAAGGTAATTTACCATTGAGTCCACAGCAGTTTGGCTCGATGCGTGAATCNAAAGAATTTACNGAAGAATACAAAGGTGTTCACGGTATGAAAATCTTTGGTAACACAAACTATACTGCTCAATTTATCCAAGAAAATTATCCCGACGATGTACGTTATGACATTAACCAAGTCAACATCGTCAGCTTCGACATCGAGGTCGATATCAGTGACGGGTATGCAAACACAGAATATGCTGACAAAGAAATCACATCTATTGCATACAAATCTTCAAAATCAAATATCTATTATTTGCTTGGTCGTAAAGACTTTGACAAGACTCAAACTATCACTGGTATTGACCCCGATAATATTATGTTCATCAAGTTTGACTCAGAGGTACAATTACTGAGACGCTTTGTTGAGATATGGGTATCTGATTATCCTGATGTTGTAACAGGTTGGAACGTCCAATACTTTGACATTCAGTATATTGTGACTCGTATTACAAATCTATGTGGTGAAGAGTTATCAAAACGACTCAGCCCTTGGAATAATATTCGTAAATATTCGCGAGAAGTATTTGGTAAGGTACAATCATCTTACACAATTTCAGGTGTTGCTGTTATTGACTATATGGATGCATTCAAAAAGTTTGGTTACAAATACGGACCACAAGAATCTTACAGACTTGACCATATTGCAAATGTTGTACTCGGTGAAAAGAAACTTGACTATTCTGAATATGGTAACTTGACTGCTCTTTACGAACAGAATCCACAACTCTATCTCGACTATAACTTAAAAGATACACAGCTTATTGAAAGGCTCGAAGAGGAAACATCTCTACTTGCTCTTGTGATGACTGTTGCTTATGGTGGTGGAGTTAACTATAACGATGCATTTGGTACTGTTGGTATCTGGGAATCTATTATCTATCGTAAACTTATGAAAGATAAAATTGTTCCACCAATTAAAGAATCACCAGGTCAACGAGGTTCTGGTCTTGTAGGTGGTTATGTTAAAGACCCTAAACCTGCAATGTACCCTTGGGTAGTATCATTTGACTTGAACTCACTATATCCTCACTTGATGTTACAATACAATATGTCACCTGAAACTTATTCGCATGACGACCGTGAGTATGTAACTCAAGACATGGTACTCAAAGGTGAGTTTAAAAATACAAACAAAGATTATTCAGTTGCAGCCAATGGTGCATGTTTCAGTAATAAAAAGATGGGTATCATTCCAGAGATTATTGATGAGTACTATAATAACCGTGCCAAAATCAAACAACAGATGCTTGCAGTTGAACAACAACTTGAAGTTGAAACTGACCCAGCTGAAAAGAAAAAGTTAAAGACAGAAGCTAACCAATTACATAATTCTCAGATGTCCATAAAGATTTCTATGAACTCACTTTATGGTGCTACAGCAAACATATATTTCTTATACTATATTAATGATATGGCTGAAGCTATTACAACATCTGGCCAGCTCAGTATTCGATATGCAGAAAAATCTGTAAACGATTATCTTAACAAAGTACTTAAAACAACTAACAAAGACTATGTTATCTATATTGATACTGACTCAGTCTATGTTGACTTTGCTTCACTCATTGAACAAGTATATGGTACGACAGACATTGATCGCAAGACTGGAGAAGAGTTCTTAGATAAAGTCTGTAAATCAAAAATTGAAGAAATCATTGAAGCAGGTTACGAAACTCTTGCATCTGATATGGGTGCCTATCGTAATGCGATGGTAATGAAAAGAGAGAAAATCAATGACCGTGCAATCTTCATTGCAAAGAAACGATACATACTGAATACTCTCAACTCAGAAGGTGTTCACTATGAAAAACCAAAAATCTCTGTTACAGGACTTGAAAGTGTTCGTTCATCTACTCCAGAGATATGTCGTGACAAGATGCGAGAAATCTTCAACGTAATTCTAAACGAAGGTGAAGAGCAAACTCAAAAATTCATTAGTGACTTTAAACAAGAATTCTTTAAACTACCTGCACAGGTTGTTGCTCGTAACTCAGGTACTGATAACATTGAGAAGTATATGACCAAGGGTGGTTACAAGAAAGGCTGTCCTATACATGTTCGTGGTTGTATCTTGTTTAACCATTATCTTAAAGAGAAAGGTCTCAGTAAACGATACGAGTCCGTTCAGTCAGGCGATAAGATTAAGTTCGTCTATCTCAGAGTACCAAACCCACTTCGTGAAAATGTAATATCATTTCCAAATGTTCTACCAAAAGAACTTGGACTCGAGCAATATATAGATTACGAAACACAATTTAACAAAGTTTTTCTCAGTCCCATAGAGCATATCATTGAAGCTCTCGGCTGGACTTCAGAAAAACAAGATAACCTTGACGACTTTTTTAGTTGACAAATACAAACAAACGTGTTATAATATAACACAATTATGGAGAACATTATGAAAGATGTACAATTAGTAAGACTAGTAACAGGTGAAGAAGTTGTTGCAGAAGTTAGTTACGATAAGGGATTTTATACCCTAACAGACGCAATTCTGCTAGTCCCAGCAGGAGAAGGTAAAATTGGAATGGTTCCATTTGTACCTTATGCAAAACGTGAACCAGTCGTTATCGGCGAAGCTCATGTTATGTTCCAATTAACTCCTGCAGATGAGTTAAAAAGACAAGTGATTGAAGCTACCACAGGTATTTTGATGCCAGGTAACGACGGACTTAAATTAGTATAAGGAGATAAAATGGTAAAAATATATGGCAAACCATCATGTGGTTATTGTGTAATGGCTGAATCGTTGTGTAAACAAAAGAGCGTTCCATATCAATATCTCAGTTTAGATAAAGATTATACAACTGAAGAATTTTTTGAAACTTTCCCTGGTGCAAGAACCTTCCCACAAATTCAAATCGAAGGTGAAAACATCGGTGGATATACTGAATTAGAAAAGAGGTTAAAGTTAAATACATGAAATATAAAATCTTAACAGTAGCAACTTTATTTGCTATCGGTCTTACAGCACAAGCAGAAGAAAGGCTTGATAGTTATAAAGAAATCAGACCAGTGTGGAAAACCTGTGCAGCATGTCATGGCCCACAAGGTCAAGGTGGCATCGGTCCAAAACTCGCAGGACAAAGTACTGATGACATTATCAGTAAGCTTTTAAAATATAAAGCTGGTGAAACAGTTGGACCACAATCTATGTTGATGTGGGGAACAGCTAAAGGTTTAACTGATGGACAAATTGGTACCATCAGCGTATACATTACACAAGGATTTCCAAATGAGTAAAAATTGGGTAGAAGATATACATGTCATGCAAGGTAAATATCTTACAAGACAATGGGTAGAAAAGAATCCAGAGAAACTACAAAAGTTTCTTGAGTTTCGTGTTGACTTTCTTAATGAAGAGTTAGAAGAAACTCGTAAAGCTGTATCTGAATATGATGCAGAAGAGATTGTAGATGGATTAATTGACCTATGTGTTGTAGCTATTGGTACACTTGATGCATTTGGAGTTGACCCTTATAAAGCTTGGGACGAAGTACTTAAAGCGAACATGAACAAAGAGGTAGGTGAAAAGCCATCTAGGCCAAATCCACTCGGAGTACCAGACTTAATTAAACCAGATACATGGTACCCACCTTCGCATGAAGGTAACCATGGTAAATTTGCAAACTTAAAAGGAGAATAAAAATGGCAATGAAAGAACTATCAATGAAAGAACTATTAGTGAATGCACTCATTTCTAAATATGAAGCAGCGATCGCAGAACACACAGCAAACATAGCAGTAATGCTTGAGCAAGGTGTTGGAGTAGCTGAACATCCAGGTATTGTTGAAACATTGGATTTAGAAATGGCTAAACTTGCTGAAGCTGAAGATAAACTCAGTACAGCAAAACAATTTTGTGCACCAATTCCACCTAAAGTTGTATAAAATACAAATAATGGTTGACAAACACACATTAGTGTGTTATAATAACATTTTATATTATGGAGTAAGCGATGACTAAACAAGTCAACCCAGTTTCGGTTGATGTACTACAAGAGTGCGTTGACCTTCAGTTGAAAAAGTCAAGGGATTATCAAAATCCTAATTCGACAGTTCAACAAGCCGACTACTATCCTAACGGAATCACAACCATACATGACATCATGCATGCAAAAATGCTACGTATGAAATCAGTTATGGAAGCGATGGCGTCGGACGATTATGACCCTAACTTTGAGTCCCTTGAAGATTCAGCAAAAGACCTTATAAACTATTCAAGTTTCTTTGTCTCTTATTGTCGTCAAGGTATTTCAGGTCAGGATAAAACTAAAGATGTATTTAACAAATAACAGGACTATATTATGAGTAACATTATTATACCTTCAAGCGAAGAAGATAAAAAACGCATACGTGGAGCATTTGAAGAAATCAGTAATTCATTTGTACGAATTGAAGCAGAAAGAGCATTTCAAAAAGATGCTATTGATGCACTAGCTGATGACGTTGATATCCCTAAAGGAACACTTCGTAAAGCTGCAAGACTATTTCACAAACAAAATATCAGCTCAGTCGTAACTGAAGTTGAAGACATGGAAGCATTGCTGGAGAGTATTTAATGTTAACAGTTGGTAACATAAGACAACTAATCATTGATAAGTACCTTGACGAAGATTTTGTAATCGACAGAACAGGTGCTAAAACAATTGAAATCATTGGTGCAACATTTGTTGCTGACCAAGATTATGTTATTCGTAAACCTGCTTATGCTTATATCGAGCGTGAATTAGAGTGGTACAAATCTCAATCACTTAATGTAAACGATATCCCAGGAGAAACTCCTCAGATATGGAAAGACATTGCATCGACAGAGGGCCAGATTAATTCTAATTACGGCTGGTGCATTTATTCTGAAGATAATGGTAACCAATATAAACATGTATTGCGTGAACTGAAGAACAATCCAAATTCCCGTAGAGCCACTATGTTATACAATAGGCCTTCAATGCATTTGGATTACAATCGTGATGGTATGTCAGATTTTATGTGTACATATGCAAATACTTTTTATATTCGCGATGGCCAACTTGAATCTCATTACTTGATGCGTTCTAACGATGCAGTCTTTGGTTACAATAACGATGTTGCATGGGCAAAACATGTTCAACAAGAATTGGCGAATGACTTAAATGTTCAAGTCGGCAATATCGTTTGGACAGCATCCAACTTTCATGTTTACGAAAGACATTTTAATTTCATTGAGGAATTAATGAATGGCTGATAAATGGGATATTAGATTTTTAAGATTAGCAAAAGAAGTTTCAACTTGGAGCAAAGACCCATCTAAACAAATAGGTGCTGTCTATGTTGTTAATCGAAGAATTGTATCTACAGGTTATAATGGCTTTCCACGAGGTATCGACGATACAGAAGAGCGATACAATAACAGAGAGCTTAAGTATGAGTTAGTATCTCATGCAGAAATGAATGGCATATACAATGCTACAGCTCACGGTCAATCTCTTAATGGTGCAACTGCATATGTTTGGGGATTACCTATCTGCCACGAATGTGCAAAAGGTATCATTCAAGTTGGTTGTTTAAGAGCTGTTATGGCAACAGAAGATGTACCAGATAATTGGAAAAGCTCCTTTGCTAAAACATCTGACATGTTTAAAGAAGCTGGAATTGATTGGAAAATCATTGAAGCCAGCAAACTACTTTGAAAATTTTCATAAATAATTGTGTACATTCTAATAAAAACATGTTATAATATACAATTAAAAGGTAATATATTATGAGTAAAACTGAAAAGAACCTTGTGTTCCAAGTCCAAATAAAGCCCAATGGCGGTCGCTCAGAAGGCAAGAAAAAATTCCATTACGCCCAAGACTTGTATGATTACTCTACTTCAAGAGCAAAAGCTTATGCTGAAAAGAATGGAGCAGAGTATTTTCGTTTAACAACTGACGAATGGTTAGGTGGACAATATTCACCTGCTTATCATAAGCTTTATATTTACAAACTATTCGAGCAAGGGTACGATAAAATTATGTATTTGGATAGTGATGCTATTATTACTAAAATTTGTCCTAACTTATTTGAGAACGATGAATTTTCAGCAATGATGGATTACGGCTATAATACAGAAGCTGCTGCAGCAAAACAAAAAAGATTTAACGATCGCTTAGGAATACCAGATGAGCATATATACTTTTGCTCAGGTACAGTTTTATTTGATAGAAAATATTACGAAGCGACTAAAGACCACTGGCAAGAGCAATTAAATGTTCCACAACCACAGCATGACCAATCACTATTTAATGTTTTAGTTGGTAACCATTATGGTAAATACACAAACATAAGTAATGAGTGGGGTCACTGGGGTAAAAAAGGTAAGTACATTCAGCATGTAACTACTGCAGGTGGAACTAAAACTTTTGACGAACAAAAATTTTTGGACTGGGAATCCAAATTATAGAATGGAGAATTATTGATGAAAATTTTAATTACAGGGTTTAACAAAGAGCAATGTACCAAAGATTACTATCTTGGTAAAGAGCTTAAGATTCTAAACTCACATTACAGTTTAATTCGTTGCCTCGAAGATATGGGCCATGAGATTGAACAACGAACAATTACTATAGGCGAAGACCTTAGCGGATATGATAAAGTTATCATTTATCTTTCATCTGTTAAATCTTTTGCTCACCATGCTTTCGATGCACTATATGCACTGACTGCAAGACCTGATGCAATTTTAGCTAACGATGATTGGCAAGTGCGTGAAGTATTTACCTCATTTAAATTGTATGAAGAAAATCTTATTGCTCATAAAGAATCGGGCAAACCATTTTACGATTATGGAACAAATACATACCTAGCAAATCTATATAAAGGTGATACACCACTTGAAGATATGCATAAACATATTGATACATTCATAGATGCATGTCATATAGTTAACGAAAAACTGAATACATTAATACTATGTACATTTGCAGGTGGTGAAAACGAGTTATTTAAGATTGACTACAAAGGTGAGATTATTAATTATAATCCAAACCCTTACAATCTTAATCGTAGACCCGAAAACAATTATGGTGAGGATGTTGGATTACTTGGATTCTTTGATGATGAACCAGTTATTCTCTCACCAGAAGAAAAGAAATTAAGATGGATATTCTCATCTATTGTACAAAGTAAAACAATGGGTTGGTTCAACAAACAGAAACCAACTTGGGATGTATTAAACTTTGGCCCAAGACGAGAAACAAAACAAACTAAAGGCATTGAAACATATAGAGTGAAAGAGCCTGAGATGTGCAAAATCTATAATGAGAACTGGGGTTGTATGATGCCAGAATACTATCATGCAGGTTCTGGTTGGTGGCGTTCTCGAGTTCAACAAGTTGCTGATGTAGAGTCGGTACTTGTATGTTCAGATGCAGAAGGTAAAATTTACGGGGAGGCATACGTTGGAAATACTATTGAAAGTGTTGAGAATATGTCTATTGAAGAATTAACAAAACTGGGTAAGGCTCAAAAAGAATGTCTTTATGATAACCACCCATTAAATAAGGCGACACAAAGAAGTGAGCTTTTAGGAGTAGTAGAATGAAACATGCAGGAATTATCCCGCTGATTGGAGGGGAGATATTAGCATCTGACGAAGCTTACGGAACAAAGCCTGAGTATTTAATGACTTACGGCGGATTCGAAGGTAACGAAAAACATTTGCTTAATTATTATAAAGAACAAGGACATGATTTACCTTATCATGTTATCGATGGTGATAATGCACCTAAGCGATATAATAAAGTTGATGTGGTATCATCGGTATGTCCCTGTGCAGGATTAAGTAGTTATCATAATTCTTATGGTGAAGAAAATCCAAATAACCAATGGCTTGTAAAATCTACAAAGTTTGTATTAAATGAAATTGCTCCTAAAGTTCTATGGGGCGAGAATGCTCCTGCTCTTGCAACTAATGTTGGCGCATTTATGAAAAAGAAACTTATGGAAATTGGTAAAGAAGCTGGTTATAATATGACCATCTATACTACTAAAACATTGTTACATGGTAATCCTCAAGTTCGTAGACGTTCATTCTATTTCTTTTGGAAAAAAGATGTATTTAATAATAAGGTACCAACGTTCGAGTATTTTGATAAACCAATGCCGACCATTACTGACTTGTTAATAGAAACAAAATCTAATTTCCAAACAGAAACAATTAATAAGCGTATTCCATCTCAAGATGACCCATACTACAAATACTTATTAGAAGAAATTAAAGGTGGAATGAGTCATACTGATTTTGCAGCAGAGTTAAGAGAAGACAAAACATTTACTAGACCATCATATAATATTGAAAGTGAACTTATACATCACCACGGTAAAAACTATGCTGAAATATCTGAATACATGAGAGGGCAAGGACTTGANAGAGAAGCCGATAAATGTATGAGAAGATATGAGAAATTAAAAGCTGGGGGTGGAGTAATGTGGAGAGGAACATTGATTCCTGTTCGACACATTGGAGCCTTCGTAGTGCATATGCCACATGTTCTCACGCATCCTGTTGAAGATAGATATATAAACATAAGGGAAGCAATGAACATTATGGGCCTTCCAGAAGATTATGAACTACTTGACCCAGAAAAAAGCATCAACCACATCTGCCAAAATGTACCTTACAAGACTGCAAGGGATATGGCTAATCAGGTTAAGAAAGCAATAGAGAAAAAACTACCTATGGAAGATGCTACCTATATGTTACAAGACAATCTATCACAGCGTATTCGTGATAGCCACTCATCTATTGATATAACAGAGTTTATGGCATGAAGAAACATTTAGTACTTGACTTCGAAACAATGGGGACTGAGCCTACAACATGCGCAGTCGTTGATTGTTCAGTAATGATTTTTGATTGGGATAATTTTACAACCAATCCTTATACTCCTGCGGACATTAACAAGACTCGTAGATTTAAACTCAATGTTTCAGAACAGGTCAAGGACTATGGTTACAACATCGAAGAGTCCGTTATTAAGTTTTGGCAAGAACAATCTAAAGAAGTTCGTGATAAAATTAAACCATCACAGCAAGACCTTACAGTAAAAGAGTTCGTATCCAACTTTCACAATTTAGTTGTTGATGAAAATATTGGTCATTGGTGGACTCGTGGAAATGCTTTCGACCCAATAATTATTACAAGACTATTTGATAGTCAAGGCCGTAAAGCACATCTCTATAACTATTTGAAGTACTATATGGTACGTGATATGAGAACTTATATTGATGCTAAGTTTAACTTTGAAAATAAACAAAACGGATTCTGTCCCATTGCCGATTCAGAAAAATGGGATAAAATATTTAAGGCGCATGATAGCTCCTGGGATGTCTTGGCTGATGTACTCAGACTACAAGCGATCGTAAGAGCAGAAAATGATTTGGAGCAAGTATGAAAATTGAAATTAAAACAGAAGAACTAAGAAAGTATAATATCTTCGTTGGCACACCGATGTATGGTGGTCAAGCGACAGGCCTTTACACGAAGGCTACCAACGATCTAAGCATGTTATGNGCTACTCATGGTATCCCATTAAAATACTATTTCCTTTTCAATGAGAGCCTTGTACAACGTGCTAGGAACTATATAGTAGACGAATTCATGCGTTCAGATTGTAGTCACTTATTATTCATTGATGCAGACATTGCATTTAACCCTCGTGATGCTTTAGCATTACTTGGTGTACATTTACAAGACCCAGAAGAATATCCTATCGTAACTGGACCTTATCCTAAGAAAACAATTGCATGGGAAAAAGTAGCTAAGGCAGCTCAAATGGGCAAGAGTGATGAGAATCCATTTGAACTAGAAAGATTTACATCTGACTTCGTATTCAACCCAGTTAAAGGTATGCAACAATTTAAATTGAGTGAACCTGTTGAAGTACAAGAAGCAGGAACTGGATTTATGTTAATTAGNAGAGAAGCATTAGAGAAATATCGTGATGCATATCCTGAGTTATCATATCTACCAGACCATGTCAGAACAGAACAATTTGATGGCACAAGAGAGATTACAGCTTTCTTCGATTGTGTTATCGACCCAGATTCTAAGCGTTACTTATCAGAAGATTATTTCTTCTGTAAGCAAGCCCGTAAAGCGGGTCTGAAAGTTTGGATGTGTCCTTGGATGCAACTAAACCATACAGGAACATATATCTTTAAAGGTGGTATGGGTTCCATTGCAGAGCTTGGAGTAACAGCAACCGCTGATTCTACCTCTTCCAAAAAGAGTTACAAATAATGGTTGACAATCGCACACTAATGTGTTATAATAACCTTTCATAAACTAGGAGAAATTTATATTATGAAATTTTCTAACGAAACCTTGAGTGTCCTTAAGAGCTTTACCGCAATCAACAAATCTATTCAGATGAAACCCGGTAATGTTCTCAAGACAATTACTCCAGAAAAAACGCTTATTGCAATTGCAGAAATCCCAGATGAAATACCAAGCGAAGCTTGCGTATATGATTTATCTAGATTCCTGTCAATTCTAGGCTTATATAATGACCCAGACGTTGAGTTTGGCGATAAGTATTTTACTATCTCAGAAGGTAAGAGGCGAACCAAGTATGTCTACGCAGACATCTCTATGATTCATACTCCGCCTGAAAAAGATATAAATATACCATCTGAAGACGTCGTAGTAAGTGTAACGGAAAGTGACCTTTCCGCAGTGCTTAAAGCGGCAGGAGTTCTTCAGTTCACAGAGATTGCATTTGTAGGTGAAAACGGCAAATGTACTCTGAAAGCGATCGACAGTGCTAACGACAACACAGATGACTTTGGTGTTGAAATTGGTGAAACTGACGATGAGTTTAAAGTCATCATTAAAACTGATAACTTGAAGCTAATGCCGATGGATTACGAAGTTACCATTTGTTCAAAAGGTATCTCAGAATTCAAAGGGGATAACGTCACTTACTTTGTGGCAATAGATTCAAAGTCAACATATAATAAAGGATAGGTGAAACTATGAATGACGCAGTACAAGGCAACTTCGGTGGCCAGCAACAGCAACAACAAGAAGAAGTCGTAATCAATATGAACGACCTCTCAACAGTCCTGCAACTAATTGACGTAGTGTCAACAAGAGGCGGGTTTCAAGGTAATGAACTAGCCGGTGTAGGAATGTTAAGGAATAAGCTTGAAGCTTATCTAAGACAACACATGCCACAACAAGAAGCGCCAAAAGGTGCGGACGGTGAAGTGGATGTAGCTATACCAGCAACTGGTGAATTAGCTGAAAAGTTGGTTGACTAAAACCAACACTCTTTCTCGAGAACAGGGGATACAGCGAATGCTTATCCCCGCCCTCAATTTTTTATATTATGATATCGGTGACCTATGCAACACAAAACAAATGAAGTACTCTGGGTAGAAAAGTATCGTCCACAATCTATAGACGACACAATCTTACCAGACAAAATGAAAAACACGTTTCGTAAATTTGTAAACGACGAAAACGTACCAAACTTATTACTAACCGGTGGACCAGGAGTAGGTAAAACTACGATCGCTAAAGCNATGCTCGATGAAATGGGCTGTGACTATATCGTTAAAAACGGTTCTCTAAACGTGAATATCGACACTCTTCGATATGACATCTCAACTTATGCAAGTGCTGTTTCCCTTAGTGGTGGCAGAAAATATGTAATCTTTGACGAAGCAGATTATCTCAGTGCAGCTAATGTACAACCTGCTCTTCGTAATTTCATTGAAGAATATTCATCGAACTGTGGATTTATATTTACTTGTAATTTTAAGAACAGAATTATTGCTCCACTCCGTTCAAGGTTATCTGAAGTAGATTTCTCTATTGAACAGACAGAGCGTCCAGCTCTTGCTATGCAATTCTTTAAACGAGTTATTAATATTCTTGAGAATGAGAATGTTAACTATGATAAAGCAGTTGTAGCAAAAGTAATTGAAAAACACTTCCCAGACTTTCGTAGAGTATTAACTGAACTACAATCTTATGCAGCTTCAGGTAAAATTGACGAAGGTATATTTGTAAATCTAAAACAAGAAAGTATTGATGAACTATTTAGTTTACTCAAAGCGAAAGACTTTACAAATATGCGTAAATGGGTAGCAAGAAACTCAGACCAAGACATGAATGAAATGTTTCGTAGAATCTATGANGCATCATCTGAACGTGTAGAATTTAAAACACTACCAGGGTTTGTAGTTACTATTGCCGACTATATGTATAAGAGTAACTTTGTAGCTGACCAAGAGATTAACATGGTTGCTTTTCTAACAGAAGTTATGATTGAATCTGAGTATCTCTAATGAAAATTGATTTCCGCAAATCATATGATTGCTTTAACTGTAGTGAGCGTATTGAAGGAGGTGAAGAATACACTCTAAAGTACCAAGCATCAGATGGCGAAGCGGAAGTCAAAATGTGCGCAACTTGCGCCAAAGACTTTAATGAGATACTCATCGGAATAGAGGAAGTACAAAATGGCAAAGGGTGACTATAATCCATTTGATTTTATGAATGCTGTATCTTTTACTAAAGCAGATATAATCAAAGACAACGACAATCCAGAATTAATTGAAAAACAATACAATGCGTATATTGTTAACCGTGGGTTTACTAACTTCGAAGATACTATACTTCATGCAAATGAAATGAATCAACGACACGAGTTATTCCCAGCAGCACAGTTTGACTACTATCGTGCTGTATTGCGAAAGCGTAAGAGATTCTCTAAATGGCCNAAGGCTGATAAAGATATTAATCTCGATGCAATCCAAGAAGTATACCAATGTAATCGTACTGTAGCAAAACAATATCTTAAAGTTCTCAATGAAGAACAACTTAAAGATGTCCATGCACGCCTCGTGACAGGTGGTTAAGTTTTGAAAAAGATAAATAATCCTATAGTGGTTATATACCATCAGTCACAACATAATTTAAAGGTGAATATGTATCATGGAACAAGAAGATATTTTTAGAGGTGTGGGCGTTGAAGTAACGCTTCCTACGCCTGATAGTTTCTTAAAAATAAAAGAAACACTCACAAGGATTGGTATTTCAAGTCGTAAAGATAAGAAACTATTTCAGTCCTGTCACATACTGCACAAGAAGGGTAGGTATGCAATTCTTCATTTTAAAGAATTGTTTATCCTCGACGGCAAACACAATACATTTACAGAAGAAGACCACGCTCGTAGAAACACGATTGTTAATCTCTTAGAAGAGTGGGAACTTGTAAAAATTGTAGATGCTGAAAAAACAAAAGACCCTCTCGCATCGTTGAACCAAATCAAAATTATTTCTTACAAAGAAAAAGATGATTGGGAATTGACAGTCAAGTACAATATAGGAAACGCAAAAAGTAGTTGACAAAAATTTAAATTTATGATATAATATGGAATATAATGATGAATGTGTTTAAAACAAAAGAATGTGCTATCTTTCCAAACTACGCGACTACAGGCAGTGCTTGTTTCGACCTATCTGCAGCCTTTGTGACTGGTGAAAAGATAAAAGCGTATAATACAGTTAATAGAAAAGTAGAAGTATTAACTAAAGTAATTGATGGCGAACCTTCATTTCTTTTACATCCAGGGCAAAGAGCTCTGATTCCAACTGGTCTTATTTTTGACATACCTGAACATCACGTTATGAAAATGTATATTCGTAGTAGTGTAGCCTCTAAAAGAGGTATAGCATTAAGTAATGGTGTAGGTATTATAGATTCTGATTATGTAGATGAAACGCACATTTTAGCGCTCAATATATCAGATAGTTTAATTCGTATTGTACANGGTGAAAGATTAGCACAATGTGTTATAGAGCCTGTACAGACTTATGATTTGGTAGAAACTTTTAATCCACCACTACAGAAAACTGATAGGAAAGGTGGTATTGGAAGTACTGGAACTTAAAGAACTTTTCTCCAAACGTTTTGGATTCTGGTCTGCTTCATTAGTAAATGAAGGCTATTAAATTGTTTTTTAATGTATTGCATGGTATTACCTCTTGTTAATATTTAGTATATACATTATATTTATATTAATTGTTACACTTGTGTGACAAAAAGGTGAACTAATTATGACAAAAGATGATACGTTAATTATTAAAATTAATAAAGAACAGAAAAAAGAATTCATACAACTTTGTAAAGATGATGATACATCAGCATCACGTGAAATAAGAAACTTTATTAAGNTTTTTATTAAACAACATACAGAGTCTGTATAAATAAAATTGTGAATACGAATTATCGGTTCACATTAGCGGTGTGCTAAAAGCCACCAATTTAGTATAACAATAATCTTGCTTAAAAGGAGATAAAAATGACTGGATTTAATATACACAACCTCGCCCCATTCACAGTGGGCTTTGACCGAATCTTTGATAGATTGGTCGAAATTGAAAACCAACCTGCTAGAAATATGCAATCAGGTTTTCCACCTTACAATATTCGCGCTTCTAAAGACGAGCTAAAGTTCTCTATTGAACTTGCCTTAGCAGGTCTTTCAGATAAAGATGTAGATATTGAAGTTAAAGAAAATCAATTAACTATTAAGTCTGTATATGATACAGATGATGGTGGTGATGATTTTGTTCACAAAGGAATTTCTAAACGGAAATTTACTCGAAGCTTTACTCTTGCAGATGACATTGAAGTTNTCGGAGCTAGCTTCAAAGATGGTTTATTGACTATTGGATTGGAAAGAATTATTCCAGACCACAAGAAACCACAGAAAATCAAAATTAATAATAAGAAGGAATTCTTAGTAGAATAACTTTGACGAGAGGGTGTAATGCCCTCTCATTAACCTAATAGGAAATATATTATGGAAACTAAAAGAGTACCTCAAGTAACATTTAAAACTCGCTCTCGAAACGTAGATACTGGTGACTTTGAATGGCAACATCCAACAACCGCTGATTATTTTGGTGGTAAAAAGGTAATTGTATTCAGCTTACCTGGTGCNTTTACTCCAACATGTTCTAACTTCCAAGTACCTGGCTATGAAGCTTTGTATGAGGATTTTAAAGCAGAAGGGATTGATAATGTTTATTGTATATCATGTAATGATGCTTTTGTTATGAATGCTTGGTTACAAGACCAGCATGTAAAAAATGTTGAATTTATACCAGATGGTTCATGCGAATTTACCGCTGGAATGGATATGATTGTAAAGAAAGATAACTTAGGATTTGGTGCAAGGTCTTGGAGATATGCTATGATTGTAAATGATGGCGTGGTCGAAAAGATGTTTGTCGAACCTGGGAAATCTGATGATTGTGAAACTGACCCTTATGGAGAAACATCACCTGAAACAGTATTAGAGTTTATTAGGGGAGCCTAATCAAAAACAATCCACGTAGGTGACATCCTACCCGGCCGTTTTTGGAGGGAAGCTATATGCTTCCCTTTTTTTATGTAACTAATCCAGGCATGTCGATGTAGCTTCCGCCTCCACCGCCGCCTCCGCCACCGGAGATACGAGTATTTGCTACTCTTGCTCCACCGGTTGATGATTGAACTGATATAGGATTAGTACTATTATTTACGTTGTTAACAAT